TCATAGTTTAATTATTATATATATAATACTAAATAATTAAAATAATCAAATGATTAAATAAAATAATCAATACGATTTATTTAAGTTTATCATTTCTTAGCTTTTTTCTTATCTTTTTTCTTATCTTTTTTCTTATCATTTTTCTTTGTTTTTTTCTTATCATTTTTCTTAGCTTTTTTCTTTGTTTTTTGTCGTAATTTTTTTATTGCTCGCGCGGTGGCGAGCGAGAGCGTCATCTCGGACTCCGCGGGTCGAGCGGTTAAGGAGAGCGGGGCGGGGGGATACTTGCGGTTCGCTGGTTGCGATTTTTCTGGAGGACTGGGGCTTGTACTTGATTTTGTTGTTTTCTCGAGTTCTTGCCAATAAATACTTGGTGTATATTTCAAATTTTCAGATATCCAAAAACTTTCGTCTAATTTACCACGTTTAGCTTCCTGAATCTTCCTAGCAACTCCGTATACTATGTTATCAAACTCTTTAAATGCGCCTTTAATAGCGCTATCAATATCATCACCAGGGCCGCCACCTCTCCTCGCTCTTTTTTTTGGGCGCGCATTACTATTACTACTATTACTATTATTACCACTATTAACAAATTTTGATGCATAAACAAGTTTTAAAAAAGCAAGTGCCAATACTTTTTCAATATTAGAATTTGTAACTTCTTTATTTAAGAATGTTGTTATATCTGTAAGTTCTTTTCGTTTCGCGAGGTTTTTAACATCAACTACACCGCATGGGACGTTCTCAAAATTTTTTGGGCTGTTATTAATTTTGTTTGATAAGTCATCGCATGCTCTTTCATCTATATAAAAATAATTTCCACCATCTTGAATATTTAATTTAATTAATGGAATATCAGATTTTATTCCATTGCATAAACTATGAGACCATCTATATTCTAATTTAACCATTTTTTTCACAGTAGGAGAAACAGCCGGGTTCTTTGTAAGAGTAGATGCTAATTCTAAAAACATTAAACCAGAGCATACAGGTAATATATGTTCACATTCACGCTGCATTTTACATAGTTTATTTGCCTCCGCCTCGCGTCGCGCCCGCGCATCGTTCAAATCGACTCTTTCGCTGCTGCGCTGCAGCCGCTCCGCCCGCGCCCTGGAGCTCTCCGTCCTCTGCCTCTGGCTCCTCCGCGACTCCCCATCGACCCTCCCCTCTCTCCCGTTATCCGTGCGGTTTCGACTGCGGCTGCGCGTCCAGCCCTCTCTCCCGTTCTTCGTGCGGTTTCGACTGCGGCTACGCGTCTCGCCCCCTCCCCGCACCCTCCCCCGTTTTCGTGACCGTTTTTCTGACCGTTTTTCTATGCTTAACTTGGGATTATTAACACAAGGTCCATCACAAATCCAACATTTATCCTCAAGTTTCGAATCAAGATATTTATTACATTGATAGCTTGCACCAGCACCTCTTTCAAAATGACCAGTCCGGTCAACACGTCCTTCCTTCTGAGGGAATAAACCATGCTGAAAGCGCTTATCAAATTTAGCTTGATATTTTTGAGTATTAGCGAATTCTACAACAACTTCTTTAACCTTCATAGGTGTCCCATCTTTATTTAATAATTTTTCAAAACCTCTCTTTGGTTCCATAAATCCAGGATATATTATATTTTTTTCTGATAATTCTGCCAAAACTCCTAAAACTAACATATTTGCATCCGCGTTTGACGGTGTATTACCGAAAATGTTGGGTAAATTAACTCCATAATCTTGAGTTAATTTATTTAAAAAGGTTTCTAGTTGTCCATTTACATATGTCATTTCCATATATATATATAATAATAAAATAATCAACACGATTAAACCTCTTCTAGGATAAATCCTCCAGTTGTTTTTTTCCTAACCATCTTCTTATTTGTTTTTGTATATTTATTTAAATGACAATCATGACACAAATTCATCAAATTAGCCGGATTGTTTTTGTGGAAAGAACCCCTATTACTAGTTATATATCCGTTTTCATCCGAATCTTTTTGTGGTTGCATATGATGTACTTCCTTAGCCAACATCGCACCACAATCCTGACATTTACCTCCCTTTAACTTTTTAGAATTATAACTACTCGGTTTTTGTAACAACATATCCTCTTCTTGTACCTCATATTTCTTCCTCAATTCGTGCGCATATTTCAAAAAATCATCAGGTAATGAAAGTGATTTACATACCTCTAATCCGTATGCTTTATCGCCTGGTCCATCACGCAATATCCTGTCGTATATAAGTATATCTTTTTCTCTATCAAATCTAACTGCCATATGTACTAACTTGAGATTATCGCAACGAGTAATTTCTATTCTATCAGTTATTTGATGAAAATGCGTAGCGAACATAAAACTACTACCACGTTCATGTAAATCGCAAACACCAGCCGTAAATATTGCCGTAGCAGACTCTATTTCAGTACCTGAACAAAGTTCATCACCTAAAATCAAACTATTCGGAGTAGATTGGCGCAATATTGTTCGTAGTTCGCTCATCTCAACGGCAAAGGTAGATAGACCTTTAAATATATTATCATTTCCCAATATTCGGGTAAATATATGTTCATACGGTTTAAAAACAAATGATTCGCAAGGTACATACATACCTGCTTGGGCCATAATAACGCTTATACCAACAGCCCTAATTAAACTGGTTTTACCTACAGCATTTGTGCCATAAACCAACATTCCATCACAACTATTACCTTCTCCTTGCTTACCTAAGATAACATCATTAGCAACATAAATTTCGTCAGTATTTATATGCTCAATAAGCGGATGTCTTAATTTCCGACAATCTAAAAACGATTTTGTCTGATCTTCCGAATAACTGATTTCAGGCTTACAATAATTATATTTCTTAGCAACATAGCATTTATTTTGAATAACATCTAAGGCACTAATATATGTGGATATAATTTGAATATCATCTATTAGTTTGCTAGCAATATTTGTAACAAAATCTTTATATTTAACTTCTACTGCTGAAACCATTCTAGACTTAGATGTCAAAACATTTTTACATAATATGTCAATCTGTTGATTTTTAATGCTTTTATTTGTAGCAGTTGCAGAATCAGTTACGATATCGTCTACCTTTAAATTATATATTTTTTGCTCCCCACTATAGGATGAAGTATATTCAATATCAACATTTTGTATTCCTTTATTTAATAATTCTTTTTGGAGGTTAGATACCCGTCTAGTAGTAGCCATTAAATAATTGCCGCTTTTTTCCGTACTATGTATAGTAACATATTTGTTACCCAGCGTTTCGCTATTTGTTTTTGTTTTGGTTTTTTTGTTTTTATTTTCAAACTTACCAACAACATCGTTAAAATATTTCCTTATAGCTTCTAGTATATCTTCGTTATCATACCATTGTTCAACAATAATATCTAAATCATCGTATATTCCTTTTTTAATATAATTAAAGTCGGTGTTATGACCGCGAATATCTTTGCACACTTTAAGGTCTAAAACGGCATCAATTTGTTTTGCTATTTTGTTTGCTAATTTATTAAAATCACCTTTAATATCGTGTTGATTTTCCAAATAAGTACTTAGATTAATATCGGTACTAGACAACTTGTCCTTGGACTTGTCCTTGGACTTGTCCTTAGACTTGTTTAAAAACTTGTATAAGTTCTTAACTTCGGTCATATTTGAATGAATATCGTAAAACATACCCGGATGAATTGATTGCATAACAATGCGTCTATTTAATTTCTCTAAATCGCGTATAGTAGTAAGAGATGTTTTTATCATAGCAAGTTCATCTTCTCTTTTATCGTTTAACATGTATTCAACAATATCATATTCTAATCTCAGTTTATTTTCATCAGTTATAGGATGTAATATCATATGATTAAATATACGCTTACCCATCGGCGTAATACAGTTATTTAATAAATCAACAAGACTGCTATATTTTCCTGTATGATTATTGTCGTTTAAAATATTTAATTGCATCAAAGAATGGTTAGCTGCCAATAAATGCTTAGAATTTTTTTCGTATACAGGACATTGTATATCTTTAACTAATCCAGTATTAGAATCCCTTAAAAAATTCAATAGATAACAAAATGCTTGACAGCATAAAGATGTTCTATAGATATCCTCAAATACGTTATTCATTTCATTACCAGATTTAGAGTAGTAATTTTCCAAAATATTTTGTTGATAAGTTTGTTTCTGACAATTATTTAGTTGTTCTTTGACAGTTCCAGAATTGTCTACGTCTTCCCGCAAAGATATGTCGTGAATTTTTTTGGAACGTATATTAGCAAAACTAACAATATCGTTTGATAATCTCGTCTCAAGATTATGAATGATTATAGTTTCACAAGGATTATAAATACTAATAAAACGCTCAAGTTCATCAAATGTTGCGGGGTTATGAAGGTATTCGTTACTAAATTCGTTAATAAACACCTTACCGGTATAGATATCAACTGATACCATACCACAAGTAACAATGTTACTATATTTGTTGTTCTGTTTAATGTCGGTAGTTTCTATCCAAATACAACAAATGTTGTTGGATAATTTTGGAGTATCGGTGTTGAAATCAGTACCTGGGCTAATAATTTCACTGAGGCTTCTAGTAGTTCCACTAGTTTGTTGGTCTTGATCAATAATGGCAACGGTATAACCCGCGTCAACCAACTTTTTAGTGTATTTATCCTTAACTGTTAAACCGAAACCGGCCATAACAGCAGAGACATCTGAACCTACATTTGAACCTACACCAGCATTTTTATTAGCAATAGCCAAGTCCAAAATATTAGCAACTTCTACTATATCTGAACCTGTTATAATTCCAGTCTGTTTATTCTTTAAACCGTATACTTCATAAAAACTTCCACATTGCAAGAGAACAGCAGTTTTTTCTCCATAGATTTCTTTGTATTTTTTGTGTGATGAAAGATAATCGCCAATCAAACCCATATTAATACAGTATAATACTATATTATATATTATATAAATATCTTTTTCTAAATAGATTTAATATAATTATTTATTTATGCTTGTATACATAGTTCAATAAATAAATTAAATTGAAAATATTTAAACTATATATGATATAACAAAATAACCAAATAACAAAATAACCTTTATTATTATATGAAAAATATAAAATCGGTATTTGATGCTCCAAATAAATGGTATGTTGGATTACATGGCGGACATCCTATTTACGAAAATGATATTTCTGATTACTTAATGAAAGTTCCTCCAAATATTGCGATTATTACATTTGTAAATACGGGTTTACTTGGTTGGAGTACAGGTGAAGATGAAAATAAACTAAGAAAGTTTTTATTCAATAAAAATTGGATATTTTCAAAAGATGAAAATAATGAAAATTGGTGGAAAGATAATGCGAAATTGTATTTACCCGGAGATATTATATATAATATTGAATTAGAGGCTGATATTAAAGAAGACCTGGATTATTTTAACATATGGAGAAAGCGAGATACACATAGCAGTATAAAGCAAACAAATGGTATATATAAAGAATTTGTAATATGTCCAAGAGATAAAAGAAAACGAGAATATATTCCGCGTCTAGCAAAGGATAATAATATAGTAAATAAACCAGTAGAATTGACTAATATGTATCTATCTTATTTCATTAGAAGAATTTTAAATATTAACGACAATGACGAAGAGAGCAGCAATTCATACAGTAAAAGAGATAAAATGCCTCAACACATATTATATATGTTTACGTGTCAACCAGATGGGGTATCTTTGCCTTCTGACGACGTAGTAGATAAACAAATGTTTGACCATTTACATACAATTAGGTTATGGGGAGATATTTATTCTAAAAATAGGTTTAATAAGTATATAGAAGATAAGTATCCAAATAAATATTTAGATTTACACTTAGATTTAGACATACCCATTGTAGTAAAATTCAAAGAAGATTTACCAGTGATAGAAGATGATGAAGATAACGAAGATAAAATTAAAAAGAAATCAAGAGGTGCCAGATGTTCAAGACGTTATAAATATAATAGTATAAGAATGCATAAAGCAAAAAAATAAAACAAAAATATGTTTTTATTTAAAACTTATTTTTTATAAATAAATAATGCTAGAACTCGAAGAAATAAAACAGGTTAAATACACCGATATAGACGTTGAACAAGGAATTGAAAAAGATACACAAGAAGACATCGAACTACAAGAAAACATACCTGAAGCGACTCAAGTAGAAGAACAAGAAGCTATTGAAATTTCACAGAATGAAAATAATGAGCGAATATTTAACAATATGTTGCAAAACGAACGCGAAAAGTTTAAGATATGCGTTAAGGTATTCTGTATTTTATCGCTAATTTTTACGATTTTTGTTATAGGAGACGTTATTTTTGGAATGCATAAAACATAAAATTAAAACAAAAAAATAAAATATAAACAATATATAAAAATGAATCAAGTAAAATTTTTATATTTTGATAATAAGAAGATGTCTGGTGGAGGAAATGTTAAGCAAGGTCTAGTTCCATCAGGAACCGGTCAAATAACAATGCCTTTACGCCCAAGACAAAGAAGAGCAAGATATAATTTAAAAGGTACTTCCGATCCATATACTGCTGCGGGAGTAACATTCAAACCAGATTGGGGAAGACCATAAGAATATGGTATATAAATTTGGTATAAATTGTAATTATTTAACACCCTTAGGGATATAAGGTCCGCGTTTTTTGAACCCACGTCCAGCATTTGCACCTAGACCAGCATTTGTACCCAGACCAGCATTTGCACCTTGATTGGGAACATAAGGTTTTCTAACATCATCTTTATGTTCTGCTACATATTTTTCAACTATTTTTTTATCGCAAGTCTTATAATCTTGTTCTTTATCAAAGTCATTTAGTTTAATAAATTTAGGTTTCTTCATAGCAGGTGTTTTGTAAAATATATAATGTCCATATTTACCTGTCCTAATAGATATTTCATTATTTATTTCTCGCACCATATTCTCGTTTTTGGTCCCCAAACTGGATACAACCATTTCATAAGTTATATCGCATTCATCACATTTTAGATGACCGACTGATTTTCGGTTTTCACCCCATTGAACATAATAACCAAATTGTCCCTTTTTAAGGACAAGGTCCTGGTCTTCGTATTCACCAAGTCTTCGCCCAGCATAACCCTTAGTATCTACAATATCTTCAAGCGTTAGTTTGCCTGCTCTTAGAGCATCCAAATCAATATCGGGTTTAACGGTTTTAAAACTGATTTTATCTTTAAACTGACCATTGTCATCTTTTTCTTCGCTTTTACCTTCGTTACACATAATAACCGGTCCATTTTTTCCTATAATATAACTATGTTTATCATCTATCTTTATATTCAACTTATTGCCACCCGCGCCACCTTTGTTATCAAGTTCTCCAGCCAAAGTATTTATTTGATTATAACAATCGCGGGTAAGTTCATGCCATACCTTTTCACCTTTGGCAATATGATCCAACGCATCTTCCATTTCTTTTGTATAAGAATAATCAAACAGAGGTCCAAAGTGTTCCATAAGAAATTCTAGCGCCAATATGCCTACAGGTTGCACTACCAATTTACCCCGTTCATTTCCAAACTCACGTTCTTCTACTTTCTCGTCTAGTTCATCATCGGCTAATTCAAAATCTTTACAAGGGATTTTCTTACCTTTAACGTCTTGTTTTTTAACAAAACCACGTTCTTGTATTTTATCAATAAGACTTGAGAAGGTAGATGGTCTACCTATTCCTTTTTCCTCTAATAGTTGAACCAGTTTTGCCTCAGTATAATGTGATTTAAGTTCTTTCATAGAAACCTTGCTGGTAACCTTTTTATATTCCAACTCAGAACCTTGTTTAATCGTAAGAAGATAATGATAGTTGGCGTTTTCTTTTTCATAACCATTGACTGCTTGCCAGCCGGGAAATACTACTTGTTCTGCAGAATACTTATAAACCGCACGCGCGTCGTCATTAATTTCAGGACAGGTAATAGAAGCGGTGATAGCGGTATATTCTGCTTTAGACATACAACTCTCAAGGGTATTACGCCAAATCAGATAATATAATCGGTTTTCTTTTGGCGTCATTCCTTCTGGAAGTTTATCAACCAATATGTTTGTTGGTCTGATAGCTTCGTGTGCCTCTTGTGGAGGCGGATTTTCTTTATCACCCTTTGCATCACCTTTAGAATCGCCTTTTGCATCACCTTTTGCATCACCTTTTGCATCACCTTTTGCATCACCTTTTGCTTTCTTAGACTTTTTGGGTTTTGCCGCCGCAGTTGCTGCCGCCGATAATGAAAGACCATCTATTTGTTCGCCTATATATTCTTCGCCATATTTATCCTTTACGTATGGTTTTACTTTATCTATAAATTCTTTACTATAGGTTTTGCTGTCGGTTCTCATATAAGTAATAAAACCACCTTCATACAACTTTTGTGCTATTTGCATTGTTTCCTTTGGAGATATGCTGTGACTTCCACTTGCAATTTGTTGTAAAGTGCTGGTTGTAAACGGAGTTGGTGGATTTTTAGTGCTTTTTCGCGGTTTAGAGCAACTATAAATATGTTCATGCTCACCGCTTTCCATGAGGAAATCTTCCATTACCTCTTCATTATTATGATTATAACTAAGATTAAATGGCAAGTTTTTACTCGTAAAATAACCGACTGTATTGTAAACCTTTTTTCCTGGTGACGCATCTATATCCTTTTGATTATCATAAACAATTCTTAGCGCAGGCGTTTGGCATCTACCTGCTGACAATTTATCTTTTGTATTTCTGCTGATATTTTTCCATAGTATAGGACTAAGCATAAAACCTACTTCAAAATCGAGTACTTGTCTTGCTTGCTGAGCTTGAACGATATCCATATTTACTCTAGTAGGATTTTTAACTGCTTGAAGTATAGCAGATTTAGTAATCTCATGAAATATAATACGTTTAGTTGTTCCAAGTGGTAAATCGCAAACAACGCAAATATGCCAACCGATTCCCTCGCCTTCTCTATCATCATCTGTAGCAATGATAACCTCTGATGCTTTACCTGCTAATTGTCGCAAAATATCTATATTTTTTTGTTTTTCTGAAATATCAATAAATGTTGGGGTAAAATTATTATTAACATCGATACACTTCATGCCGTTTTTGGCATCTAATGTGCGTATATGTCCATAACTAGCAATGCATTTGTATCCGTCTCCTAAGAAACTTTCAATCTTTTTGCATTTTGCGGGTGATTCTACTACTACTAATTTCATATATTTATACTTTGTTTATTTTATTTATTTTATTTATTTATTTTATTTATTTTATTTATTTATAAAAGCAATATAATTTGTTTTCTAATAAAAGTTATTTATTCAATTCAATTTAAAATATATTTTATATAAATTATATATAAATGGTAATATATACCGTATATGAATTAACCTGTGAGGAAGGGTTAAAATATTTTGGGAAAACCAAAAAAACTTTAAATGAAAGATATAAACAACATAGAAAAGCTTCACTTAATAACGATAAACGGCGCATGTGTACTAGTAGAGAATTATTTAAAAATAATAAAATAGTAAAAAAACAAATTTTAGGTGAATTTAAAAGTGAACTAGAAGCATTGTTACTAGAAAGATATTATATTTTAACAGAAAAATGTGTCAATAGACATATACCACTTAATGAAAAAACTATAATAACTTTTAGGGGGAAAAGACACTCCTTTAATCCCCAAAACTTAAAGGGTGGTTTAAAAAAAAGACCATTAAATAAAATAATCAAAAGAAGGAAATAATCAAATAATCAAAACAAAATTGAATTAAATAAAATAATTAAAGATATACATCATAAGATATATAATAATTTATAATAAGGTAGTAATATGAAAGGCAGTCTTAAACACGAAAGGAGAATATATGAATATACTGTTAATGTTATTAATGATATCAAAACAAAAATAATAATGGCAACAAATAATAATTATGAAATTGTAAATAATTATTATCAAAAACAAGATTTTACTTTTAACCATAATTATAAAGATATTAAGGAGACAATAAAAACCAACACAAAAACGGGGACAATTTGTTTTATTAAATTTATTAAAAATCTATCAACAGTTTTGTTCCTTTTATCATCACTGGGAATGGTATGTTTATTCAAAGCGTTTGGGTTTATGGGTAATAAATCATTTAAGTTATGGTGTCTAATGATGGATAAAATAGGGCGTAAGAGAGTTATATTGGATAGAGATGGAAAAGAGCCATATCTTGAAAGATATTACATTCTATTCTTGGATAGAAATAAGTATATGCCTTTCAACATATTTCTTCATAAGTTTATTAAAGGAGATGAAGATGAGTTACATGATCATCCTTGGTCATATTTCACATTTATTCTTGCAGGTGGTTATTGGGAACATATGTTTATTGATATGAAGGAGAGTATTAAAACCGTAAGACATTGGCGTAAACCAGGTTTCTTTCAAAAAGTTCCAGCAAATCATACACATAGGGTAGAAATAGACAAAGATAAACCTGATTGTTGGACGCTATTTATTCCATTTAAACAGGAACGTATTTGGGGATTTTGGACAGTAGAAAACAATGATGATAAAATGGATAATTCAAAAACCATTCCTTTGAAACCAATAATTAAGATAGACAAATATGATGCTAGCAGTGTAGGAATTAATCAAGAAATTCGTAATATTGTTGATAGGGACATTATTGATAAAAATAACGATAATATACCTAGACGGTCTATGAGACAAAGAGAGAAAAAACGAACTAAATTAACTGACAAAGAAAATGATGTAGTTGATACGTTATCAGTATTAGCGGCACTTGCGCGCGATAATACAAATAGGAATGTTATAAGATGGATACATAATGAAAATTACAAAAAGGTAAAGGACAGTTAAGGACAGTTAAGGACAGTTAAATATAGTTAATGACATTAAAATGTTTGTTCATCATTTAAATAGTTATGAACTAAAATATCCTTACTTTTATTTGAAACATCTCCGGTTAAGAAACTTT